TTTTAAGATAGGGAAAAATCATGGCTATCGTTAGCAATACATTCCTGACTTACTCTGCAAAGGGTATTCGGGAAGATCTTAGCAATGTGATCACAAACATTGCACCTGAAGAAACGCCTTTTCAGTCCAACATTGGACGCGAAACTGTGACCAATACTCTGTTTGAATTTCAAACAGATACTTTGGCCGCAGCCGCTGCCAACGCCCAGCTTGAGGGTGACGATGTTGCATCTTTTGATGCCGTGGTCGCCACTGTGCGAGTGCAGAACTACTGCCAGATTAGCCGCAAGACTATTGTCTTGTCAGCCACTGAAGAAGTGGTGAACAAGGCGGGCCGCCGAAGCGAACTGGCTTACCAGATCGCAAAGCGTGGCTCTGAACTAAAGCGTGACCAAGAATTCATCATGTTGTCAAACACTGGTGCAGACGCTGGTAACTCAACCACTGCGCGTAAGACTGGTTCTTTGTTGGCCATCTTGAAGACCAACATTGATTTTGATACCACGAATGGTGCAAACCCAACTTACACCACGCTGCCAAGTGTTGCCCGTACCGATGGCACTGCACGCGCCTTCACTGAAACCATTCTCAAGAATGTGATTCAGAAAGTGTGGACTGCTGGCGGCACGCCAAAAATTCTGATGGTTGGCCCTGTGAATAAGCAGCGCGTTTCTGGGTTTGCTGGTATCGCTTCAAGCCGATTCAATGTTGACGGCGGTGCAAAGCCTGCCACATTGATCGGCGCCGTAGATATTTATGTCAGCGATTTCGGGAATGTTTCTGTTATTGCGAACAGATTCCAGCGTGAGCGCGATGCGTTTGTGCTTGACCCTGACTACGCGAAGATGGTCGTGTTGCGCCCTTACCAGCAGATCGAACTGGCCAAAACAGGCGATGCCGACAAGCGCATGCTCATCGTTGAGTACGGCTTGAAAGTGACAGCAGAAAATGGTCATGGCTTGGCCGCCGACTTGACTACTTCTTAATAGTAAGCAACGGGAAGGGCCAGAGAAATCTGGCCCTTTTTTAAATGATTGACAAAAGACTATTTAGCGAAAACAAAGATCAAGGCATCACCCGCTACTGGCATGAGAATACTAATACCGGCGATGTGACCATTGAGACTGAGCAAGACATCACGGCAGTCATTGAGGCCAACAAGGCCGTCTACAACGCTGTGGACGGCAAGGCCAACTGGAATGGAGAGTGGCACTTGGTGGCATCCATCCCCGAGGCTCTCTATTACAAGATGAAAGCTGAAGGCAAGATCGATGATCAGGAGTACATGAAGCGGTGGCTCAACGACTCCGACAATCAATTCTTTAGAACACGACCTGGGAAAGTATGAACTACATTGCGGTCTGCACTCCAGCACGGGACATGGTTCACACCATGTACAGCTACGACTTGGTGAACATGGTCGCGTATCACACGATCAACACCAATGACGCTGTGAGCCTCAAGATCTCTCAAGGCACATTGATTGCCAACCAGAGGGCAGAGTTGTCACTGGACGCAATGGCCGAGGGCTGCACCCACATCCTGTTCATTGACTCTGACATGCGGTTTCCGCAAGACATGATTGAGCGCCTTTTGAAGCATGACCTAGATATTGTGGCGACCAACTGCGCACGGCGTAGAATGCCCACTGGCCCGACAGCGCAACTGTACAAAGAGAACGGCGAGAGGGAATTAGTCTGGACAATGCCAGAGTCCACCGGCCTGCAAGAGGTGGGGTCTGTGGGTATGGGCGTGATGATGATCAAGCGCGAGGTGTTTGAGGCACTGGCCGAGCCTTGGTTTGAGACGCCTTGGCGCATGGACAAACGAGGCTATATCGGTGAGGATGTTTTTTTCTGTCAGAAAGCAGCGGCTGCTGGCTTTAAAATATGGATTGATCACGATGTCTCCAAAGAGATTGGCCACATCGGGACTTTTGAATTCAAGCATGACCACACCTGGGTGATGAAAGAAATAAAGGCAGTCTGATGGCACTAGCAACCTACACCGACTTGAAGGCATCTATTGCAGACTGGCTCAATCGGTCAGACCTGACGGCGGCTATTGCTGACTTCATCAGCCTTGCAGAAGCGCAGATGGAGCGCACACTGCGCACCAGGCAGATGATTGTGAGAGCCAATGCCTCATTCAATGCCGAGTACGGCGCCACGCCAAGTGACTTCTTGGAAGTTAAGTCTTTCAAGCTGAGTGGCACTAATCCAATCACTCCGCTATCATTTATGACTGTGGATGCGCTGGATGCAGAGTCGGCTAAATTTACAGCCAGCGGCAGGCCAAGTTTTTTTGGCGTGGTCGGCAACAATTTAGACTTGTCCCTACACCAGACTCTAACTATGCGACTGAGTTGACTTACTACGCAAAAATAAGCAAGTTGTCGGCGTCAGTCGCAACCAACTTTATTTTGGAGTCCAGCCCAGACGCCTATTTGTACGGAAGTCTGCTGCAAGCTGCGCCATACCTGCAAGATGACAATAGAATTCAGGTGTGGGCAAGTTTGTACGAGCGTGCCTTGACTGATTTGCAAGTCGCTGATGACCGAGGTGCAACATCAGGCGGTGCGCTTTTAACCCGTGCAAGGACATTCGGATGATTACCACCACCAAAGGCGAGATGGACGAATCACTGCTGGAAAAGCGTGAGGGGTCTGTGGATAACGATACCGAGACAACGACTTGGGTCGAGTACTGGCTGGGCGAAGAGTTGGTGCATCGATCCGTCCACATGGCGCTCAAGCGCGGTGTTTTTGCTGATGGCATCACTGAACAAATTTAAGGAAATAGATCATGGCTAACACTCAGGCAATGTGTACCAGCTTCAAAGGTGAACTGCTGGTCGGTCACCACAACTTTGGCACGGGTGTGACCCGTGGCTCTACTGCTGCCGACACCTTCAAGGCTGCGCTGTACTTGGCCAGCGCCACTGTCAACGCCGCCACCACAGCCTACAGCGCCACCAATGAGGTATCAGGCACTGGCTACACTGCCGGCGGCGTCACAGTGACCTTTGGCACGGCGCCAAGCACCAGCGGCACGACAGCCTTTGTGACCCCCAGCGCCAGCATCACTTACTCTGCTGTCACTCTGTCCACAGCGTTTGATGCTGTCCTGATCTACAACAGCACTCAGTCGAACAAGGCTGTCAGCGTCCACACCTTTGGTTCACAGACAGTGACCGCTGGGACATTTACACTGACCATGCCCGTGAATGACGCCAGCACCGGCCTGATCCGGCTGGCTTAAAGGGGCAGCAGCATGGCTGCTTATGGGTCAGGCTATTACGGCCTTGGTGTTTATGGCATAGGCAATGTAGTCCTTAGCGGCAACCAGGCGACTGGTGCTGCTGGCACATTGCTGACTGATATATCTGTCCAAGAGGACGGCACGATTGCCACAGGCAATGTCGGCACAGTCGGGCTGACTGTATCCCTTGCCATCACCGGCAATGCGGCCACGGGCGGTGTCGGCTCTGTATCGGTATCCTCAACCAATGCGGTCACCGGCAATGCGGCCACGGGTGCAGTTGACAGCGTTACCCCGAGTCTTGCATTTGATGCCACCGGCAACACGGCCACTGGCTCTGTCGGCTCTGTCAGTGTCACCAGCACAGCAGCGGTCACAGGCAATGTGGCGACAGGTGCTGTGGAGACGATGCCGAGCGAAGTCATAACTTTCCAAGCGATCACTGGTGTTGATGGTACGGGATCAGTCGGCAGCGTCAGCAATGCCATCACAGTTGAGATCAGCGGCAACAGCGCCACAGGGCCTGTCGGCATCATCTTTGGATTCGGCTGGGGCGCGATACCCGACAGCGCAGAAACTTACACACCGATCAGCGACAGTGCAGAAACTTGGGCTGTTATCGTTGATAATTCTGAGACTTGGACACCTATTTAGGAGCAACGCATGGCAGATACCACCACCACCAACCTACTGCTGACAAAGCCAGAGGTAGGAAGTTCAGCAGACACTTGGGGCGGCAAGATCAACACCGACCTGGATTTGGTCGATGCGCTGTTTGATGCAGGGCCATTGCTCAAGGTCACAAAGGGCGGCACGGGTGTTGGCACTTCAACCGGCTCGGGCAACAATGTTTTAAGCACCAGCCCCACGCTGGTGACTCCGATTCTTGGCACGCCGACTTCTGGCACTTTAACAAATGCAACAGGTCTGCCATTGACCACGGGTGTTACGGGTACTCTGCCTGTTGCAAACGGCGGCACTGGCGCAGCAACACTAGCAGCCAACAATGTAGTTCTTGGGAATGGAACTTCTGCTGTCCAATTGGTTGCCCCTAGTACAAACGGAAATGTGCTTACATCCAACGGGACTACATGGACAAGTGCTGCGGCATCGGCGGCAGCACCAGTTGATTTACAAACATTAAACTCCACGGCTACTTGGACAAAGCCTACGGGCGGTCAGACGATGGTTCGCATCCAATTGTGGGGCGGCGGCGGCGGCGGTTCAAGGTCTACTGGCCTTAACGGTTCTAGGTCTGGTGGTGGTGGTGGCTATAACGAAGTAATCGTGCCAATTTCTCAAGTAAATACCCAAACAGTTACTGTTGGTGCAGGTGGAACAGGCGCAACAAGTACAGCTAATGGCGGTGTCGGTGGCAACACAACTCTAACTGTTAATAGTGTAACGATAGGCGCATTTGGTGGCGGTGGGGGACACACCGGCAACGGCGGTGGTGGCGGCGGCACAACCGGTGCGGGGTCTAGTAGTAGTGGAGGTACACCGGGAACACCACTAATTTATGAACTGGGAGATACAACTGGATTTCTAATGGGAAGTGGAACTACTGCAACATTTGGTATTTTTCACGGCGGCGGCGGCGCTATCGGAACGGGTGGAAATTCTATATACGGCGGCGGTGGTGGTACCGCATCAAGCAGTGCAGGCGCTGGCGGCGTTTCAATGTTTGGTGGGAATGGTGGTACAGGTCTTTCTGGCGCAGGCGTTGCACCCGGCGGCGGTGGTGGCGCAACTGGTACTGCCAACTCCAATGGCGGTAACGGCGCTGCTGGTAGAGCCATTCTAACTAGCTGGTAAGGAGAAACATCATGGCATTAAACGACTACGCTTATTACAACAAAACCACTGGCTTGATTGAAAATACTATCTTGCTGGACACTGACGCTATTGACACGCTGGTTGACTTCCCACCAGAGGGCTTTGCCATCGTAGACATTCCAACCGGCGGTATTGCTGGCGCATGGTCAATGTGCGGTATCGGTTGGTCTTATATCAACGGGCAGTTTGTAGAGCCACCAGAGCCTGAGCAACCTCTAGAGCAATTTGCTGCTGCGGCGCGTTCAAAGCGCAACAGTTTATTGGCTCAAACAGATTGGACACAAGCTGCTGATGTGCCGCAAGCTACAAAAGATTTGTGGTCGCCCTACCGTCAAGCACTGCGTGATGTGCCGCAACAGTCAGGCTTTCCGACTGAGATTGTCTGGCCTGTGAAGCCGTGATGTTTGCTGAAGGTAAGGTTTGACACCATGAGCCAGATAGACGCCACAGATGCCAAGCTGAACACGCACGAAGAAATTTGCGCGATCAGGTACGAGGCAATCCAAAAGAGCTTTGAATCAGGTAGCAAGCGCATGAGCCGCATTGAGTACATCCTTTACGCGCTGATTGCGGTCACTTTGCTCGGGCCAGGTTTCGCTGCCGAGATGCTAAAGAAAATCCTGATGTAATCATGGACGCGCTGCCGCCACCACCGCCAGTGGCGCAAGCACCCGCCCCAGTTTATGAGTGCGTCAGGTGGTCATGGTCTTCTGATAGGCTTCAGGTCTGGTGTTTGAAGTGGCGGGAAAAAGGTAAACCAGAGCCTAAGAAGGTAGCAGAAAGTGATTGATCCACTCACAGCGCTAGCGGGTATCCAAGCAGCAGTTGCGCTGATTAAGAAGGTCAGCAAGACTGTTGACGATGTATCGTCTCTTGGCCCTGTCCTTGGCAAGTACTTTGATGCCAAGGCAGTAGCCAGCAAGGCTGCTGTTCATGCCAAAAAGTCAAAATCGTCCATGTCGGTTGCATTGCAAATCGAGCTAGTTTTGGATGAAAGCAAGAGGTTTGAAGACCAGCTCCAGCTCCTGTTTATGCAATCGGGCCGTATAGACACCTGGAATAAAATCAAGTCTAGAGCAGCGGCGATGGATGTTGAGTCTGCCCATGATGCTAGGCGTGAGCGAGAGGCTGCGGCAAAGCACAAGAAAGAGATGGATGAAGTCATTGAGATCGTGCTGGTGACGCTTGTCCTCTTTGCAATTCTTGGGGTTATTGGGTATTTCACCTTTGGCATTCTTGCGCAGCGCGGGTAAGTTATGCCAACCGATGAACGCCTCAACCTAGTTGACAAGGTGCTGGCCTATGTGTCCAGTCCCTTTCGGTTGTTCGCAATGGTGCTGATGGCGGTGCTGACTTTTGCGGGGTATTTTGTCTATACAAACCAAGAGCTTTTGATCGGTGCTTACAAAGAATCCAAGAAGATCCCCAGCATTGCAGAGGATCGGGTGGAGGATGCAGCAGCGCACCTGTTTAAGCAGTCTGGTGCGCTGGTGGTAGCGGTCTTCAAGGTCAATTCAATGTTTGGCACTCGCATCTTGCATCGGGCTTATGGGAAGAATGGACGGGACAAAACAAACGATGGGCTTGATGTAGGGTTGTTTAGCCAGAACCAAGCCAACAATGCAGATGTAATCAAGTTGATGGCAAACGAGATTCCTTGCGGTGAGTATCGATCAGCGCAGTCGGAAATGGGTCTGTGGTATATCGCAAGGGGTGTGGCCTACACATGCCGTATTTCCGTGCCACCAGAGCCAGGGCGCTTTGTCGGACAGATCACAGTCGGCTGGGCTAGCCAGCCTGAAGACATGGAAAGCACCCGCGCCATGTTACAAATTGCAGCAACAATGCTTTCAAGGAGTAAACAGTAATGGATTGGCTTAAACAAATTGCACCAACGATTGCAACGGCAATGGGTGGCCCACTGGCCGGCATGGCAGTGTCTGCCATCAGCAAAGCGATTGGCGTTGACCCCGACAAGGTCGGCGATTTGATCTCCAACAACAAGCTGTCAGCAGAGCAGATTGCTCAAGTCAAGATTGCCGAGATCGAGTTGCAGAAACAGGCTCAAGAGCTTGGCCTTAACTTTGAGAAGCTGGAGGTCGAGGACAGGAAGTCTGCACGGGAGATGCAGGCCACCACCAGATCAATCGTGCCGCCTGCGCTGGCTGCAATCATTACGATTGGATTTTTTAGTATTCTAATTATGATGATGATTGGAAAAGTGGATGGAAATAATCCAACCATCCTGATGATGTTGGGCAGTCTGTCTACTGCTTGGACAGGAATAGTTGCTTATTATTTTGGCAGCAGCGCCGGCTCACAAGCCAAGACAGACCTTCTTTCTAAGTCAGGGCCAGTGAAATGACCGAAGACCAGCTTGTTGAGATGCACATTGACCCTTCATGGCTTAATGCACTAACAGCGGCTTTTGACCGATTTGAGATCAACACCCCAGAGCGCCAAGCGGCATTTATCGGCCAGTGCGCCCATGAGTCTGCCAACTTCAAGACCCTGCAAGAAAACCTGAACTACAGCGCCAAGGGCTTAAACGCCACATGGCCAAGCAGATTCCCGTCTGAAGCCGAGGCGCAGCCATTTCACCGCCAGCCCGAGAAGATTGCCAACAAGGTCTATTCTGGCCGGATGGGCAACCTAGATGAGGGCGATGGCTGGAAGTACCGAGGCCGTGGCTTGATTCAATTGACTGGTAAGGACAACTACCGGCTGGCCTCAGACGCCTTGGGCGTGGACTTTATCGCTGACCCTGACCTTGTGCTGACCAAAGAATATGCAGCCCTGACAGCGGCTTGGTACTGGAACAAGCGCGGCCTAAACAAAGAGGCAGACGCCAAAGACTTTACAGGCATGACAAAAAAGATCAACGGCGGCGTGATCGGCTTGGCCGACAGGGTGGCGCACATCAACACGG